AATGTCCTGATTCCCATCTTCGGGACGCCAAAAGCTGTCCCTGTCTCCGCCGGTGCCCTTAAGGGTGGCCAGCTTCTCTCTCATCTTATCCAAGTTAATACCCATTTTGTTTCCTTTCATAGTTGGGTTAGAGTACGATCAGCCAATATCCTGATCGTCTAGTTCGTTTATATATGATTGTACCACAGAGCTATACTTAATGCAATAACAATATTTCTGATCATAGTTCGTTTGGTAGACTCCATAAGATACATTCATCTTGTCTTCTACCTTGTCTTGAACGTAATCTTTAATCTTTTTAAAAAGAGTGCCGTCGCTTCTCAAGTCATCCTCATTGATACCATAATAGTATACCACATCTCGTGGCATTTGCAAGTCAAAAAACCATTTTTCTTCATTTTTTTCGATGTCTAAAATCCCCACCGTTGCAATCCTCGCAATCTCATGCGGCTCCGTAAACGTACCAAGAATTGGCTCTGAATATTTAAAGACCGTCACCATGTGCAACGTGTTTACAATCGCCTGGTTGATGGTTTCATAGTAGCTAATGATGGGAACATCGCCGATGCACTTTTCGATTTCTGCATTTGATACTAGATACATGCGGTCAAACATGCCGGAGCGCGCGTACTCTTGAAATACATTGCTCACGATCCTTTCCTGTGTCGCCTCAGTTTCGCTTAGCATCGTCAAATCCGGCTGGACGTACAGGATGCTCACAGAAACGCCTGAGAGTTGCTCTAGGAGCCTCAGAGCGCACCCTGAGATGTTGCCAGCACCACATAGTATGAATATAACATCTCCTGAGATGTTTTGCAAGCGTTTTTTTAGGTTTGGGAACTTTTTTTCATACTCCTCGTGTGACTTTTGTTTGGGAATACTAAAACAGTTCTCATCTTCTGCAATATCATGATCAAACTTGTACACATCGTACTGAGGAAACTTAGAAAAGCAATCAGCAATTGCACAGCCTGCTCGGCCTAGGCCTATAACATTCATTCCTCGTCGACCCAATCTAGTACTATGTGTTGCTCAAAGGCGCCGCGACTATAGGCCTTAAGACCCATTTTGGCATAGCGATTGAGACCCATTACCCTCTCAATGGTGCGAATGACTTCCATGACGTCCGCCAACTCCTCATTCGATGGGTTCTCTTGAAACTCTTTGGCTTCTTCTACAAGCTTCTTCCCCAGATAGGTGGGCATTGCTCGGTCTTGCGCCTTGTGCCACTTACATTTCTTGCCCGATTGCTCGATGATCTCTGGAATCAGATCCCGTACGAGTTTGTTATATTTCTTACGCCCCATTAATATTTAAATCTTTCATGTCTCCGAAGTTTTTTCCGAGAGCCACGTTCACTTTATACTCTCCGAAGGGAGTTGCCCCAAACATCTTCATGAGCTCTGGGATCATCTGTCGGTCTGCGTGTTTTAAATCAATCACAATTGAGTCATGCAGCATAAAGGCCACATTGCTTTCTAGTTCTCTCAACTTGTTGTGAATCTCCACTGCTTTCGTCATGACCAAATCACTAGTTGTACTCTGTACAGTATAACTCAAAGCGTGATGATCGTCAACCTCTTTTATTGTTCTTCCAAACTCTGTATAAACGCTTTTGCCATCCCAATACTTTTCTTTAACAAGGTTCTTATCATAAAAGACGTCGGCCTTTTTGTTTTCCCGATGAGAGTAGAGCCACTCAAAAATCTTTTGCTTGGCCTCGCGGCGATCCACTTTTCCATCATAAATATTCTTAATGTTCCACGCGTGTATGTCTCCCGTTGGCTGAGGGGTGCCTGATAGTCCTAAAAGTGTCCTTACTTCGGCTGCGTTATAATCCAGCTCCAGAAACCAATCATTCTGCGGATGGAGACACCCGCGGAAATCCCTATGGAGGGTTAGAATCGGAAAAGTTTTCGGGTGGGTAGTTAGGCGCCCCGTCACGGTACCGAAGGGATTGTAATCACAGATGTACTGTATCTCTTGAAGTTTTCTAATAAAGTTCTTTCCCTTTACCGAAACAAGCTTCGTCATGATCGGCTCTATATCTATATTTAAAGGTTGTTTCTTAATATCTTCTAACATCTTGATCACCTCTACCATAAAATCATGGTTTGTAGGTCGAGGATAGTTTTCTATTATGTGCTGTGTAATTTTATTCTTTGTATCACAGAGTTCGTACAGAAAGAACTCGGGGATCAGATTATAGATGCAAGTCTCGTTGAGATTTATTTGCGACGTCTGAAATGATTTAAGAAATGACCGGAGTCTCGTCGTCACCCCTTCCCACACAGGGCGTAGCTCTTCGGGGCATGCCTCAGCGAGCGTTAGGCCTCCGGCATAGATACGCGCATATTCAACATATCGATCTTTGAGTGGTTCTGAATAATGCCACGTTTTATCCGCACTTTGGGGGAGGGGTTCGTAGCGAAGTTCATTGTTAGCATAGTAGCCCAAGCAGTCCCCTTTGTTATCCAACGTTTGAAAATACAAAAATCCTCCTAGTGTCCGTGGCCACTCGGGCCGCTGTAAATACTCTCACCGTATTCGATCACGGCTGGGGCGGTGGGAGCCGTTGTTCCGAGATCCAGTGAAACTGTGCCCGCCGGGGGGGTCGAGGCCGTGGGCGTTGGGCACGGCGGCAACAAATCTGGGCACGAAGGTCGGAATCGACTAGCCATGGTACGCTTCCGTTGCGGTGGGGGTTGTACGTCTCTCACTGTTCCTATTCTAACAGGGCGCTCTTCCTTTGTCAAGGGTTTTTCTCCAACTCTTAAATCATAAAGGTAGGGCTTTATTTCGTTGTTAATGTATCGCACTGCTCGATTGAGATCGTAGGTCTCTAGGATTTCCAGAGCCATATTATACTTATATCGATAATCGGTCATTTCTAGCTGGGATTCTTTGAGGCGAATCTTAAAATAAACATCAAGCCAATACCGATCGCCTAGTGTGTCTACAGCCGCCGCATCAGTAGGAAGACGGTAGCTAACTTCTTGCTGAGTGCCACGTTGGCAGCGAGTGTGGCGTGTAGTCTCTATAGTAATCCGGGGGAAATCCGTAGCAAACTTATTATACATTACACGCAGGGTGTCTTTCAGCCCAGCGAAATCTTGAAGATAGGTCTTCTCATAATAATGACTGAAGAAAGAAACACCAGGAAAAGTAGGAGAAACATTTATATACTTAGACATATACCTTTGCATGGGGCACGACAGGGGATCCGCCGTAAGCTTCCATGGTCCATTCCTGTCTACATAAAAGCCAAACTTTCTTGCTGCTTGTACGAAGTATCTAAAGTTGGGGTCTTTCATATATTTGCTCATTTTCACTGCGTCTGTGGAATAATCATCCGTTTGCAGTTCAATAGAAAGACCGGAGATCATTGGAGAAGAATAGTTAGACACCACATAACCGGTGAAAGTAAGCGGCATATAGTTAACCCGGGAGTCCATGTAGCTGAAAAGTTCTTTAATATAGGCTTGAAGCCCGGTTACTCGATTAGAGATCTGACGGTTAGAGTTTATTCGAGTCGTAAAGCGCCCTTGCCAGGTTTGTTTGAGGCTGACATAAGGAGGGCTATAATCTAGAAGGCCATTAATCGGATCCAACTGAGTGTAAACGCTGTTCGTGCTGATCAAGCCCGCGGTTGCTGCCATCAACAGATGTTGCTTTAAGTCTTCAAAGGCGTCCGCCACAAAATCTAATACAAAGATGTTGCCGGCCGTAGTGTTGATCTGTTTTAGATTAGAGGTCTGTTGTTTTATGACCACCCCGTTTTGGATCAGATCTACTCTGCCAAAATATAACTTATCATATAATGATTTGAGTGGGGTAGGAAGATCTATAAAATAGGGCACATCCTTATACATCTTCCGCTGCTCAAATGCTTGGCGGCTTGATAAGACATTGCTCCCGCGAGGGTTCATTAACTCTGCTACGCTGTATGGAACTGAGCCATCAAACTCTACTACCATGACTTTTCTCCCCCTGTTATCCTAGCTCTCATTACTGTGTCCCTACTTGTAGATAGCCGGCAGTGCCTGATGAAGAGCTTTGACCGTCGTTTCATATCCATTACGCCCAATAGTAGACTCTACCGAAACTACTAAATGGTACCCTCCAATCCCCAGCATCCGTGCGTGCGAGCCTGCAGCCGTCAAGTCTCCAAATCCAAACGTTGAGGGGCTTACATATATATATTGTCCCGGCTTTAATATTGGTGTCCCATAAAGTTTTAAACTAACATTATATAACTCTCGCAGCTGTTGGGTACCGAGCGTTCTATTTCGATTAACTCGTGCCTCACGAAGATATGGGGCATCCACGCGTTCGAAGCGCGCTTCCTTCAAAAGCCCACGATCAAGTCCTACAACGAAATGTTGTATACCGCTGTCTATATTTTTTGTGTAGTTCCCATCCATATAGTTTAGCCTTGTAGAATTAAGATGAATATACCTCATGATTGTGTGCCCAGCGTCCGTCTCATCAGGGTTAATGGTTGCGGGTACTGCGCGAGTCTCCTCAAGGTAATCGATAGTTGGTGCATGGGTACCGGAGTCGAGGGAAATAGCTTTCGGGCCCTTCCAGCGCTTTTCGGTGCCAGGATAGCATATCTGTGCAAGAGTACTATTTTTAGCCACCGGAAAATCCAGCATTGATACCTGGACATTATGCTGGGGGATTCCATAAAAGCAGCGCGCAGAGAGGGCTGGTGCAACAAGGTCAGTGAAAAGATCGCGGACAAAGTGGGAAAAAAAATACCGTTGTCTCTTGGCTTTTACAATCTTTCTCAGGTACCAGTCTATAAAACTATCCCAATGAATAGGAACATGCGCACTGTTGACCGCTATAAATATACTTTCTTGCTCCGCTAGAGTCCACTGCGTCTCTCCTATTTGGAGATTCTTCAAAAAAGCCAATGGTTCTATACTCGCAGTCTTCGACCTGTTCTTGACGGCCCCATAAAAATTCTTTATGTTATAAAATCTAAAATCTCCCATCAGGAGCCCCATATCTCTTGAGAGTAATAGTTTCTCAAGGCGCCCTTTGCCATCCCCGGCATCCACATTCAAAACTTCTATAGCGGCGTCTATTATGTCCCCCACATAAACAAAAGGGACCGCGATATAAGGATCATCATCCTTTTTTGGGACGTTCACAGACATGTCGCGGTCTTTGGATTTCATGAGGGCTTCAGCTTGGGCGCCCTCATCATCTCCTATAGCCGTAATATTTTCCATGTTTGTTTTAATCCGGCGTCTAGTGACTGCGGTCATATTCATGTCGTACGTATCTGCTGGCAAGTCGCCGTTTAAATAGGCTAGTGCCCAGTTGTCGCTATCTGCAGCGCCGCGCGCGATCGATGTTTGGGTTTTACCATCCCCGAACCAGCCCCCCACGGTCGTGCTTCCGACGGCTTCCCCCAAACTCTCCCTAAGTGCAGCAGTGCTGGTCTCTGTTGCTGCGGCATCACCAATATCAACCGCTCGTAACTCTAAAGGTGTAGCCCATGCATTGTATACGCGCGCTTTCAGCTTGCTGAGGCCTATGTTTGTGATGATGTTCGCCGCCGAGCGCGATGCGTCTGGGATATGCTCGCCATACTTTAGTATGTTTAATAATCGACTATAGCGGTCTCCCAGGCTATCATTTAACCGCTTTTGCGCGAGGTCTAGTTCCTCCTGTGTGGCTGCTGTCACATCTTCGTCACCGGCCGCCGTTTCTTTTAGCGCTTTGAGATTTTTTTGGAGTTCTTTTACCTTCGCTAACTGATCGGAGGGTACGTTTAAAAGATCGTATCCGCTTTCTTGATCCGAAAGGCGAGCGCGATAATTAATCTTTAAATCAGCTGAGCCGTCTTGGCTAAAGTCAAACTGATGCTTAGTTAGCTGCAAAAAGAGAGGAGTTTGTGACTCTCTAATCGCTTCGAGGTCGCTAGCATTGAAAAGATCATTATGACTTCCCGGAGGTGCTGCCCAGCCTACGACCGCTTGAATTTCAAAAAACTGGCCGTCATAATGAAATACATTGTTTGGGAAGTCTTCGAGACTTAGATCGCTGGGGTTATATAATATTAAATCTAGAAAGCTGGCTTCTCCCGGGGCATTTCGAGTAAGCACAGATACATCGTTAAAGTGGATCACAAGCTCTGCGGTTATATTGGCGTCTACTTCAGCCGGATTAACCCCCTTCAGTGACCATTTAAAACTTTTAATTCCTATCCCGGAGGCGCGCCCACCGCGGTTCTTAAAAATGTCATCAAGCTGGGAGGCGCGCGTAAAGTCATCAAAGAGAATTTCTTGCACGTCTGGTTCTATGCCTCGATCTATTCTCAATGTGTCTCCGTCTACTTTGTGTTTATAGACGAGTTTATAAATTCTTATTTTAGGAACAAGCATCGCCATTTGTGCGGGTGTAAAGTTCGCTATTGCATTGGAGCTTTTGGTAGCCGTTACTTTACTATAAACCTGTTCCGGTTTATATGTACTACTAGAAAAAATAGGAGATATATGTTTAAAACTACTCGGAGCCAGACCCGGGGTACTCCCACCCAAGCGTCGTCGACTAGAAATCGAGAGCATATTTTGAATCAGAAAACACTGACCATTAAACTGTATTGCGCTTGTTAAAGAGTCCCCCGAGAGGGCTTCGCTGCTCTGTTTTAGGTTATCGATTGCACTCTTTTTTTTAGTTACTCCGCTGGCCATCTTGTCCTACCTCTTATACAATCTTATTATGTGTTCAGGGGGTCCTGGTATGGAAACTATGTCTCCGGGTTTAAAATGTGATTCGGTGGGGCGCCCATTCCAGCGCGCGATTATCCACCAATATCTGGGGTCTCCGTAATATTCCGACGCCATCTTAAAGAGGCGATCGCCGGTCGTCCATATTCTCTGGGTGGTGGAGATGCGTTCAATATCGCTCTTTTTAAGTTTCTTAAAAATAGCTGTGTCGTATTGAACAATTCTTTCTAAGCCCCGCTCTTCTAGAATATGAAAATATATATCGTCCGTATTTGTAAAAATTCGTCTATCATCGTATCGTGAAGGCATAACAGTTTCCTTTTACTATGGGGCTAATATGCCAACGGTGCCGGCGAGCGGATCGAGGACGCTATCGGTGCCTACTTCGTCGGCCTGGGCGCCGGGCGAGCCTTTCGGGAGCCCGGTCTTAGCTCCCCCAGTTGCCTGCTCTGGTGTCCGATATGTGTCGACGGCCCCTCGCTGACCGTAGGGGTATCTAGCTCCCATCTTGGTGCCAAACGAAACACTGACGGCGTTCTTGCTGTCCTTCGTCCAAACCCAGCCCGGCTTTGCGTCTTCGTGGAATACAGTGCCTCCTATAGTGATAGTATATTTGATGGGAAGTATACCGCCGGCCGGGAGGCGCTTTACATCGAACTTCTCGCCTGAAGCTGTATATTTTTCAATGTCAAACGAGTCAACGGCTATTAGAAATCCCGTGTTGCCCCCCATAAAACTCGAAGGTTTTTTGCCAACCCGGTTAGTGACCATTGATATTCTCAGCAGCGGCGCTGCCGTCATGGTGCCGGTACCAGCATGGGACGGACCGCTATCCTCATATACAGGATATAAGAACTTTATTAAATCTCCCACTCTGCCCGCAACGATAGCCGATACCTCGTCCGGCGCATCCACTTCCCACCCAATCGTCACTTTTCGTGGAGTCCCTTGATATGTGATTATCGGATCCATTCGGCCATATACCTCTTCTGCCTTCCATTTGGGAGAGTAATCATCTTTAAAGTGCATCAGGTGTCCCGGAAGATCGATCGATTTTCCGATAGCCAAATACTGTACGCGCAGCGTATCTTTGTTGCCCTGTTTGTCGCCGATGCTTCGGAGCGAAGCCAGCCTTTCCTCGGGGGTCTGGTTGCCGTGGCCATCGTTAGCAAGCTTTACCTGGGCCCAGCCTAGGACCATGCGCGCGAGGCCGCGCTGTTCGAAGTTATGTTTCGGCTCCTGGGCCAGATCTTCAAGTACAGTAAGTGTCTTCTTGCCCGTCGGGAACCCATACTCCAGCCACACCTCCAGCTGTCGCTCATCGTTCTCCTTAATCAGGGTTTCTATGTTTACTTTTGGTTTAGCCATGATTTCTTACGCTCCCGTCCAGCCGTATTTCTCTTCAAGCCACGATGCCGTAGCTTCTCCAACCTTGTCTCGATCCAGTTCCATCGTAACCTCCACTGCCTTTTCTTTGCCGCCGCCCTTGGCGCGCTCTTCAGACTGTGTTATCATTGTATTTAGTTTCGCGACCAAATTATTGATCGCCTGTGTTACTTCTTCGAAGCCTTTATCCTTCGTGAGGCTGAGTTGCCCCTTAGCCTCGGCATCCGCGACGGCCTGATCGTCTGACTTCTTGTGAGTGGGGAGCACTGTTTCGCCGGCCGCTAAGGTAGCTTGTTTATCTTCGCCTCGGATGCCCGGGACAACTCCTCCATCGTGCATCATGATCCCATCTACGGTCGCCTTCATTCCCGCTACGGCAAGACCGGCTGCTGCGCCGGCGGCAACAATACCCGCCAGTCCCACGCCAAGTGTGCTGATGGCATAAAACACGGCAAACGCGCCGGCTAGCGCCAAAACAATGCCGATGATGATTTTGGCTGTCTTACCAAATCCAGCGAGCATGTTGTCAACGATTTTGAACATCATGACCGCTGCAACCACTCCAGCGGCCGCAATCCCGACACCCTTCATAGCTATCGCCAGTTTCGCCCATCCAACCGAAGCGGCCCACGCGGCCTTGGTGCTGAGCCATGTCGCCTTAATCAGCATTCCCACTCCTTTAACCAAGCCATAGTGATTAATCACCTGCTGGCGCTGGATCGCTACCTGTGCGACCTGAGCAGTAGTATTGGCAATGGTCGCAATGGTCTCCTGCCCCGTCAGTAGAAGTTTCGCGGCTTGGATCGCCGCAGCCGCGGCGGTAGCAGATTTAACTGCCATCATGACACCATAGAATGTCGTGAATATAGTAGCTAGCTGCATCACTGTAGCAGCGAGCTTATTCTGAGCCAGTTCCGCGAACCACTGGGCGATGCCTCCCAGCATCTCCACTATAGGCTGAACAGCTACCGCGAAGGCCATCATGGCTTGTTTCATTTGATCCATTGCTTTTTGGGATTCTTGGGCGCGCTTTGCGAGGGCTTCTTGGTTGGAGGACGCGTCTGCAAACTCCTGCTGTGTTCCTCCGAACAGCTGTGCTGCCACAGCCATATCACTAATACCAGCGGCGGTGGCGATCGCTTGTTGTTCGTGTCGGCCCATATCTTTCCACACTTGTCCAGACAAAGAAATGGTTTCGCGGAGGGCCTCAATGCGCTGGTCTTCTGTCATGTATACCATATCAATGGCATTCAAGTATGGGCCTCCCAATATAGCGTTTAGTCTGCCGACCGCTTCGCCGGCGGTATCAAACTGATCAAACTGTTTCGCAATTCCAAGAAGATCCCCCACAGCCAGTCCTGTATTCTTGGATTGTTGTTCAAGCCCTTCTAGCACCTCTAACATTCCATCGCCATACTTCATCAACTCTTTTGAAGAGGCCTGCCAGTCTTTAAAAATAACATCAGGGGGAACTTTCAGCTGTTCCGACATATCATATAACTTAGCGGTATAGTCTTTAATCTCGGGCGCAGACATTCCGAGCCCTTTGTCCAGAATGTTCATCATTTTCGCTGTAGTTCCAAACTCAACACCTACTTCATTTAAAAGCGCTGCCTGGTCTCTTAAAAGGTTCTGGTTGGTGTCTAGGCTATGGGAAAAGCCGGCCATCTCGCGAAGCAGGGCGTTTGTCGCTTCGCCGGCCTCCCCTATAGTCACCCCATACGACAGCATAGCACGATGCGACTCATAAGCCTGGTTGGCTAAGTCGCTATCGGCCCCCGTTATTCTCCTAATGGAAGCCGACATTGCGTCAAATTCCATGACCGCCATGGTGGTTATCTCTTTAATCTTTTCAAGTGTTGACATGGCTATATTCAAGGGATCTGCCATGGACTTCATGGTCCCCAGCAGCCTTCCAGACGCGGCGCCCGTGAGCAACGCCCCCGTAAGGGTGCCCTGCCACGCATCGCTTATTCCCAGGGTGCGCTTGAGGATAGTTGCCGCGGCTGAATTGGCGGCCTGTTGACTCTGAACATTCTTCCGCGAGAGTTCAAGAAGAGTCTGGCGATCCTTGATGGCCGCGGCATCAAGGCGCCCCCCATCGAGGCCAATATCCAGACCTAGGGCACGAAGCTTATTAAGTTCTTCCTGGGCGTCAGCGCCACCCTCAATCGCCTTCTGAGCGCGCTGTAGCTGTCCTACTTCTTGCTCCATCAGGCGATGGGTCTGCGAATGCAGATCGAGGTTGGTTTGAAGAAGCTCCTTGCCTTTACCTAAATACTGGCCCGCCTCTTCGATCGCCTTCTTTTGAAGTTTCAGGGCCTCCAACTGATTGCGCTGGTGTTCTAGCAGCTCTAGAGCGTTTGAGACCTCGCGATCTGTAGTCATCAGCTATCCCTCTACTTGAAAGGCCACTTGATGCCAGTTTCGCGTTCAAAGTTGGCGACGGAACGCTCAAGCTCATGCCGGCTCCGGAAGCTCTGCGGATTATTTAGGCCGTGCTTTTGAAATACTTGCATGTATTTCTTTTCTTTTGAGAGTGTATCGCCAAAAGCAGCCACTTGAGATGGTGTGCCCCGGATCACCGCGGACGAAGGCGTGTCAACTACACTGCCGCCAAACATTTGGTTTAGCATGGACTCCACCGCGCTTCCAAACATCGTAAGAAAGCTTTCATTTAGCTTTTCTTCGTGGGACGCATTTAAATTAATGATTACTGGGACTAGCTCACTATCGCTCATTCTGTAAACCTCGCATCTATACAGAATAATTAGTCTTTAGTTTGATTAAAGCTTAGGTGGATTTACACCGGCGCCCAAAACAGTTCTTTCGCTTTTAGAGCCCTTAGAACCCTTCGACGCTTCTTCCGCAGCTTCTTGTTCTTGCTTCTTCTGTTCGACAAGTCTTTTAAGGAACCACGCGCGTAGTTTAATAGGCAAACTGTATGCTTCAGTAAAGCTCCATCCGCCGTGATACTTTAGTACAAAGAACTGCTCATAGACATTCTCCATGTACTCAAGACTGAGGCCAAAAAAAGTCGGTTGTAAAGGGAAACTCGATTTCGTCCTCGTGACCACACTGGTCACAGACGAACTCCTTTCGCAACTCGATGTTTGGGGTCACCTTTTGGGCAGCGGTTCGGAGAAGCTTAGCGTCCACCAATGTCATGGTGTCCACAAACTTATGGAGCAGTTCCTTCTCGGTATGGCCGTTGATCGAAACAATCATTAACTTTAGCTGGTCGGTGATTAGCTGCTGCTCCAACTTTTTCTTCTTGCGCTTCTCAGCATTGCGCAAGAGGTAAGTTTCTTCGCGTCCTGTTAGCAGCCGAAACTCTACACTCACCGGATTTCTCTCCAGATCTATTGTAAAATGTCCATTTTCGGCCATTCCCACGTTAAGCTCGGCTAGTTCATCACCCTCGGGAACGAGACTAATAACTGCCTCATCAAGATTATAGTTATGAGTATCTATGTCGCTGCAGCCGGGGCACGTAACTTTAGTTTCATACTCCGCCCCGTAGCCTGACTTGCGAGCAGCGATTAAAATAGCATTGCGATCGCCACTCAATAAGGTATCTGGCTTAATGCGTTTATCTATAACAAGATTGGCCATCAGCCGATCCAGCGCAAGTCCCTTTTCCAAAAGACTCTGAGAGGTAAGAATATCTTCTTCCTTCGCCGTCATATATTTAATCTCAATTGTTTCTTTGCCGTGCAAAGGGTGCGTCGATGAATAAAACTGTCCACGACTCGGGAGATCTACAAACTCCGTCGGAACAACAAACGAAAAAGGATTAGGGCCTAGGGGCTCCTCTTCTAGAACGTCGATAGGGATATCTGTATCTGGTTGGGGTGCCGAAAATCGGTCTTCATTATTACGGGTTGACAAAAGTCACCTCTCTTTCACAGTAATTATATCACTCAATAAGTTTTTATTTAAATTAATATTACTCGCGAGGAAAGGGGTTGTCTTCGTTCATCCAGTCCTCTTCTTCCACAGGTGTCGGTTCCGTCTCTTCGTCCACCCAGCCGCCTCCGGATTCGCTCTCTTGCCGGATACGCTTGGTCTCTTCGTCCAAGGACTGAAGATCACCACGAGGCGGGTGCAGCGCGGCTCTGTCAGCTGCGCGCGCGGATTGCTCATTAGCGCTCTGTTGCGCTTCGAAGTTGCCCTGGCTGGCATTCCAGTCATCGGCGGCTTGGGCGCGCTCAGCGGGGGTCATTGCGGCGATGGCGGCAGGATCAGCACCAGCAGCCTGCGCGAGAGCCTGGGCGTTCGCGCGGTCGGCAGGGGACATGTCTTGAATCGCCTGGGTTCTGTCGAACTCGGCGCGCTCGTGGGCTGTAGCCTCGGCACGACGCTCGGCTGTTACGTCGCCAATAGATACCCCCCGCCGATAAGCCTCGGCGTGGATTCCTTCGGCGGCAACTTTTGCAGCCTGCTCTTGTGTTAGAAGGCCAGCCCGTACCGTCTCCAGTAAACGTTTATTTAGCACATAATCGGTACGGCTCAGTTCTACGTCCAGGCCAGTCTCGTTCGCGCGGTGAGCATAATACTCATAATCAGCACTATCGTATACAATCTGTACCTTAACAGTAGAAAAGTCTGTTTCTTTGTAGCTCAATGTCCCTAATGTTATTCCTGCAATATAAGGATTGTACAATAGAATCTTACGGGCGATGGGCGATCTATTGGGGCGCCCCGCGCCGAGGACGGTACCCACGGCATCGGCGCCAGGGTCTTTCCCGTCCATAGTGTATCTGCTTTGGTCTAACAACTCAATAATCTCAAAGACGTTGTCACCTGTGCCATCTCGGTTTCTAATGGGTATAAGCTTACCGGCTGCCTGCCGTCGAGGATCGTCTGCTTTTCCCGCCTGTGGGGTGGCTAGTTGACCATAAGCATATAACATAGCCATCAAGGAGGCCTCTATATCATGACTATAAGTATCTAATAGCTCTATTTCTACAGGCGCAAAATCAAAGACCGTCGGCTGCTCACCGCGGATCACGAAGACGCCGCTGGCCGGGTCTTTGATTCGAAATGCCTCTGTGGTTATCTGTGGTTTTGTAACCGAAGTACAGAACATGGGGAAGTAACAGTCTTTACCAAACCTAGATCTCTTCGGGCTCCGGAGATTGCCCGCAACTCCGAATATCTCGCTGATTTTACCTGTTCCTTTCGGAAGGAAGATAGGAAACGGTACAAGAAATCTATACGGGCGCTTTGGCTCGTAATAGGGATTGGCCCAGCCGTCGAAACTGGTCGGCATCGACTATTGCCTGCTAGCCGGCAGCGGCGCTGGATTTCTTATAAGTGGCCCAATCGTAGCGGAAAACCAGATCTACAGTTAATAGATCTTCTGAAGAATAATCAAGCTCTCCATAGCTAATGGACTTTATCCACGCATTCTGCAGTTGATAAGTGCCGAGTGTTCGGCCGTCCCCATCAAGCTCTTTAATGAGGACACTACCGAGCGAAGTAACAGCGTCAAACTTATTGAGAGTACCAGCTTCATCGACGTTGCCCGTCCTTGATATCTCGTCAGGCTGTATATAGCCGGCCGAACGCAGGAGTGCCGCCAAAACGGCGTCAAAATCGGGCGTCGCGGCATTCACTAGGGTGGCAGTCACATCGGTCCATGTCACTGCACCGGGATAATAGTAAGTCTGGCCAAGGAACTTATGCTCGCTTTGACCAATTTCAAAGGCTGGCTTGCTTACCTTCCTCCCGTAAATCTGAGATGTTCCCAGCCCGAGCAAGTCAAACTGAATCAAAAAGCGATGTGATCGCTTTGGCTCCATCGCGGCGTTGTTCCAAAATTCTCCAGCCATTGTCTTAGTTACTCCCGTTCGTTTTAAATAGTGGGGTAGAATAAATCCACCTAGTTTTCTTAGTCATCAAATGATGCCCCTTGGCTTGTTACTACGAAATCAAGTGCAATAAACTCGATTGCCTTTGTGGGCTTAAGTAGCACCTTCGCGTACATGATGTTTCTGTCCACAAGATCCGGCGTTGTAGTAGTACTGTCTAGAATGACTCTATACTCCTGCAGCCCATAACGCGCCTTAACCGACCTGAGCAGTGGCTCTACCGATGCCAAGAATCGATCCCACGTTACCTGGATGTTTGGATCGAACAGAATTGTAGTCGAGATTATAGAAATCTGCTTCTTCAAGTAGATTAGAAGTCGTCGTACATTAATACGATCCAGCGCAGAGGGGGTCGCCTGTAGCGTCTTCTGGCCGAAGACGACGATTCCTTCTGCGGGGAACGACGCGATGGGGTTAATGTTAACCTCATAGAGATCGTCCCTTTGTTTGCTTGTGAGCTTCTCTAGCACCGATACGACCGGTACCCCTGCGGCGCCTCTACTGAGGCCTCCGCGATTAAACCCTGCGGGCGCAAACCAAAGATCAGATGTCCGTGCCGAAGAGGCATAAGTTCCGAGCGCCGCAATGGACGGCGGAAGCCATATGCTGCTTCCAAGAAGCGTGTCGCGTGACTGTACCCATGGATAGTAGCATGCGCCATAACTGTTATTAAGGTTTCGTGCCTTCAGATAAGTTATGGTATTAGCCGTACTGCCTGCCCTCGCACTGAATGCATCAGTGTTCTCAGCCTGCGGGACGAAGCCGCCCTCTAGGTCAATGATAGCTAAAGTATCAGCGCGATCCTGCGCAACCCTCAAAGCGTGGTTCGTAACTGCTCGTGGAGTCATTCCAGGCACTGTTAGCAAGTTAATGTCAACAACGTCAGGGTCCGCTATCGTATCGATTCCCTTCTTTACTGTGTAAAGCATTGGAAGTGCACGATCGTTAGGTGCGGAATCGGGGGCTTCGCCGCCGAGTGCCCGGACATTGTTGAATGGCTCCTTCTCGGCAATATTGAATCCATCAAAGCCACCAAACATGGGAACCGTAAAGCGGTTATAGTTCTGGTCCAGAACCTCTGTATAAGCGCCGCTCACGGCGGTCATGGAAGCGCCCGTGGTGCGGCCATTATCATATACTCCAGCGGCCTGTCGGTAGCCCCAGAAGGGCGCGCCGATAAGGCCACCGTTATAATAGGCAGCCTGAGTGTCAGTATCAAAACAGACGTTGTCTAGAGAGAATCCCGGGCCTCTCTCGGCAAAATCATCATTTGAGGGATCAAGACGGTTCGTGCCCAGTGGACGCATGCGCAATAGATCGATAACCGACCGATCAGCTATCAAAGAAGTGGCCGTCGTGGTGTTCTGCATGCCCCAGTATGCCTTGGTAGTGTCTATCATCTGGCCATCTGAGGAAGAGTGGCGCAATGGAAGCATTGGGAAAGCGAAGCTCGCCGTCAGTCTCTGGTCGTCTGCGGCGTGTGAGCCGCTGCCAACGTCAATAATGGCCCCGTCTTCGAGCACTGAGGCGCCGTACGATGCGCTACAAACGCTGCCGCTGCCTTTAGCGTAAGCGTCTGCAAAGGCCGTGCCGGGCGTGCTGGCGTTGGCCAAGTCCAGCTCTCTAAAAGTAGTTGAGCCAGAGTTAAAGTTAAAGCCGATATTCTTTGGAACTCCCTTGAATCCGAAAGGCAAGAGGGACGGATCTACATTGCCACCATCAACAGAAACGTCCATATCCATTCGAATATACCGAGAGACATTGTCATATTGTCCATACTCTCGATACTTCCTATTGGTCGTATCCCAAGAAACATACTTGTCGCCAATCCGGCGTCCAATATAGTTGGGAGAGTTAGGATTGAGGGATAAATTGTTATACTGTTCCAGAATAACCGGATTAGCATCAGTGTCCATCATGTCCCGAACTAGTAAGGAAAACTTACCGTAGGGCTCGAAGGAGGGATTAGGAGATTGCTTAATATCCAGCAGTGAAATCTTAAGATTATTCTGCGCCCACTCTGCCTGATCGCGAGCCACTATGCTGAAGAGTTCTTTTGGTGTGCTGTTGATATCAAACAGCGCATAGTTACTATTTTGGTCCTGCGCGACAATTGGCGGAGTCTGTGGCATCTTGAAGCCGGTTGCGAAGTTGTTGGGGTTGCCGCCAGCAGAACTTGACAAGGCTACAATACACCCAAACATATCGTCCGACCCATACGTTAGGAGGTCTGTGACTCCTCTTTCGAATGTTTCGCCTAAGAAATAATATTCTTTATTGGCGGTCGTTGTAATGCTGTCATTAACGAGTTGTGGGTTTGTATTAAAGACCTTGCGGATGTAGCGACCACTTGTTTCATTAAAGTTAAAGGTGGACTCTACAATGGTGCCGATCGAGCCGTCGCCGGATATTCTAACTTTAAACTCTTTCTGTCCTGCGGTCGTTGCGGGCTTAAGTATCGCGGCGGTCGACGAGGTCGTCGCGGTGTCTTCGGGGGTGAAACCGACCCCAACCAGCGCAATGTTAGCAGAACTACTAAGATACCATACAGCAGCAAGAGTGCCGGTAATATGCAGGCCCGCGGCCGGCGAACCCGCGCCGGCGCTCTGGCTATTAAAGACGAAAAGGCCGTACGCTCCTCCTGGGTTGTCGGCGGTTGAGGCCGGATATACCCAGCCAGCACTGCCAGCAGCAGTCTTCTGGGGGCTTTCGTCTCCTAGGAGTCTAACAATAGTTACAGGTGCATCATTCGAGAGATATGCCTGGGCCGCATAGGCAGCATACGTGGGAGCAGACTTGTTTCCGTCTCTCCAAACATCGCCGCCCTGACCGCCCGGGCTTGGGTTTCCAAAAAAATCTACGAATTCGCTAAACGAACTAACCGTGATCGGTCGCATTGCGGGACCTTTAACGGTTCGGCCGATAATAGCGGGGCCCGTTCGAAATACCCGTTGTTGGGGCACTTGCGACTGATCGATTTCGTTAATAAAAACGCCGGGCGATACAAATCTAAACTTATCTACAGACATTATTTGGCATCTCCTTCTTCATCAAAATTAAATAGTTAATTTTTACACCAATTTCTTAAGTAAATAGTGAAGCGAAGCAGGAAGAGCCCGACTAATCTCTATAAAACCCCTCATCACTCAAATATTCATTTATATCACCCAAGATTACATGCTCGCGGGGGATTTTCACCTCAACTGCATTTTCTCTGATCACCACCTTTGGTCGTTCCTCGTTGGGGCCGTCGCCGATCAAATATCCAAGGACCTCCATTGTTATCACGGTTTCATACATGCGCTGGTTCATCTCTAGGGCATTTGTATTAGAATTGTTCACAAAATCGCCCTTTATAAACGCTTCATATTTGTGACCATCTCTCTTCAACCGGTGCGGCATGCTGTTCATACCTCCTTGCCTAATCATCGGAGTCACCAAATCATTCATTTGCTGTTGATATTCGCTTTTAAGGCTTATTTCATAGGTAGCCGTGACCCACACAGGAAGGGGAATCGTAATGGTCTCATAAACCGTCCTTTTGTCAACAATCTTAGGAAAAGTATTCTGACCGCTGCCTCTCCCGGTAACGGTTCCATCGACGTATTTTCGTCGAGCCAAGTTATCCTGAAACTCAGCCGTCTTTTTCTGGTTAATGCGTCGGGCGATAGTGATGCTTCCCCCTCTGACATCAGCTTGTGGAGGAACATTAGCATATGGAATGGCGCGCTTATCTAACTCCTTTGTTACCGACTTGCGCTCGATGGTCATCATCGGCAAAATAAGGGTCTCTTCTTTGTCCCTCAGATCCTTGTTTCCTTTTATCTGGAAAGAACGTTCCGCGGAGGCCCACACAATAGGAATCTTTTTAAAGCCACTGTTAGACGTCGTAGCTAGTTTCATTCTTTCATTCATATAATCATAGACAGCATAATCAATAGTCTCCAGTGTTGACGACATGAACTCTATTTCATGTAAAATAGATTTATCCTTGACTCCTGTGTTGTCATACTTGTCAGGATGTTCAATTTCTTCTTGTGTTAATATTGATCTGCTACGTGGCATCGAAGGTCCCCTTTCTGGCTCTCACGCACTCGGCGCTTACTTGGAATTTGTGGTCTACCTGTCCGAAATAGTATCTGGTATCATTAAATGTCTTAACTATTTCATACAGTTTGTCGCCATACTGTACAAAGTCACCGGGTCGCACATACAGATTCTGATCCGCTGTGAGCCTCTTCCGGTGAAAGTGAACCGTTAGCTTGCTTTGGTACTCGTACCCATACTTATCGTTGGTTTGTTCGTTTTCAACCTCAACATATGCATACACACGCACGGGCGGCAAAAATGTTTTATTAACAGCCTCCCCATAGAGATTGTGAAAATTAGTTTTTTCCACATCAATAGGATAATAGACTACAGTCTGGCCAATGACTCGTTCTGCAAGTTCATCGTTAACCTGCTTAACCAGATCGCGCTCCTTCTTCCCAAAGAACATGGGAGGAGGCGGCGCTGCGGGCTGCGTCCATTTATCGTTCGGATCATTGGCCATTTAACTACCCTACGTAGATGCCGGCTGGGATATCAGATAAAAGTTTTTCAGCATTATCGGACAAAGCAGCATCATTCTCCGCCAGCTTCGTATATGTAAGCTCATCAAAGGTAGTCTTGAGTTCCTCGCGAAGGGCGTCTTGTTCTGCTTTCGCTTGCCCTAGGAGGTCTGCAGCGTTTAAGGTCACTGATTCCCCTGGAATCGGTACTGTTGCGAACTTGCCGCGAACCTGACCTAACATTTCTTTTGCTAGCGCCAAAGCAAACCTTCGAATCCACTGCTTACCAATGGAGTTAATACTGGTGTATGCCACATTTTGAAACGGCAGCGTATTAACATTATTAATGCCCACAACAGATTTGCCGGCGGATCCCGACGCCTCCCAGGGCGCGCTTTCCACCGTGAAATAAAACCAATATTTTGGAGGGCTTGTACCATCGGGCGTAGGCTGAATACGAATCTTATTATCTTTTATTTCGTAAGACCAGTGAGATACGCGCACATTCAGCGCATCCTCATAGGCCATTGATTGAAGCTTGTTTTGCCAAACGGGAACAATATCGAAAGTGGAGTCGTCCGCATACTGGCCATACGTACGCAAGTTGCCTACAGCGCTGAAACCTCCATAATAACCATAGAATCGCCACATAGCGTTAGGGGTTTTATAAAAGACTTTTCTAATAATAATACGCTTATCGCCAACTTTATTATAATACGGCATCGAACTAGTCAACGCCGAAGATGAAATAATACTCTGAAGATCATAGTCCGATTCATTTACAACCCGCGCAAACGACCCCGAATAGATTGGCTCAGTGCCTCCTAAGTTTGTTTCGGTACTGACTTTGTCCGAATATCGACGTAGGTACCCATAATCATAGCGCGGATATCGGAGTTCTATATTGGAACCCGAGAGGCTATCTCCGCTTTTGATTTGTCCGTCCGAATTAAAAGAAGCCGTCGTGTGCCCCAAAAAGCTAGATAGAGAGTTTTTTGATTGATGAATATTTAGAAGATAAGAATACTCCAATACCGACTCTTCGTAAGCTGCGTAAACATTCCCTTCAGTTAATTCAATATCAAGTATATCTCCGCCTAGTTTCTTATAAGTAAATGCCACCTGATCAGCCGCACCGGAAAGAAAGTCGGCCGAGTCGGCATACATTCCAAAGGGCAACGTAGCCGACACGCTGGTGGTTGAACCTGTTGCTGATAAAACGTTAGCATTGGTTGTTGAAGCAGGATTGAGTTTTGGTAGGGCCATCGATGTTCCTCGTCTTGACTAGTGGTACTACCCTAAATAGAAAGCCCCGACTCATAGAGCCGGGGCTTTCACATTTATTTGTCCTTTGTGGACTAGTTGTCTTAACCGATAGTCATATCAGCAATAACAACTACGCCATACATATCGGGACGCACCATCTTCTTGGCGTACCGAGTCATCACGCCCTTGCGGGGCACGAAGTCTTCGACACCGAAGATAGTAGGCGTGGTCTGTAGCGGCACATAGGGAGCGTATACATATCCGCTCTCTAGGAAACTACTACCCTTACGGCCTACGAGTACAACACTACGCAGGAAGTAAGGATCGACATAAATGTCCCACTTCTTGGAAAGGCTACCAACCTTCACAGCGCCAGCGGTGCCCCTGTCACTGTCAACAGCAACATTGGCACGGAAACCAGCCGTGAACTCAAGGATGTTAGCAACTTCAGGTCCGCAGACGATGAAGTTAGCACCACCCCGGAGGGTCTTGCGGTGGATCTGAGCAGAGACATCATTGATGGTCTCAATCAGAGTCTCATACCACTCGCTCACGTTACCGGTGAAGTCCGGAGCAACAGTGTTGGCTCCAACTTCGACGCCCGTAACGCGATCCAGGAACTTGCCGGGAGCGCGGGACCAGTAACGAGTACCAGCCTTAGCACCAACGACGAGGTCCTCAAGGATCTCGCGATCAATTTCAAGAGCGATCTGCTCAGATAGAATCTGAGTAAGCTCGACCTCAGCGTCAAGGTTGTGATAGGCATTTAGATCCTGTCCCAACTCTGGCGTCCACTTGGCCTTGAGCTTCTTAGTAACCGCGGTGACGGCTACACTGTCGACCTTGATGTCGATCTCGGGAATGTTGGCCTCATTTTCCAGTGCCCATGGGGTTGAACCCACGATGGCTCCTAGGGCGCGCGTACCAACATTATCAAAGTTGTCCTTTTGAGGCCAACTTATAGTATTAGCAGCAATGTCCAGGCCCGCGAGCATGCCCGTAGCCAGCTGAGCACTCGTCTGAGCGCCCGAGACGCCCTTCGACCCGGTGCCGATAAACACCAGATTCCATCGAGTAGATGAGCTGATATGAGTGAGACGTCGCACTAAGCGGCCGGACCACACATCTGCTACCTCGGCGAGAAGGCCATTCCCCATAGAGTTGGAGAGCTGAATACCCACCAGATCATCAAGATTGAACTGATTAGAGTCACCCTCCAAGACGCTTCTCAAAATGCTAACAACCGAGACGAGCGTACTCCCTGAAACAAAATCAGGATCAAAGCTGCAAAGCCTATCAAGCTCGCCACCAGCACCGAAGGTGCCGTTGACAACATTCGCTGCGCTGAGGCCAAAACTGCCCATCGTCGAAGATCCGGTAGCCGAAGCATAACCGTTGTTAAGTCCGTAAGGACCAGCGCCAGCGTTAGCAGCATTTGTACCAACACCGTCAAGATTGACACCGCCGGTCAGCTGTTCACCAACCACGCCACCACCGAAGAGTGATTTACCGGCTGTGTATCCCAAACGACTAGTCTGGGTAGCGCCTGCACCAATCTCGGCGGAAACCGTGAAATCAAGGAAGAAGATGAGGCCCGAGGGCAAGCTCATCGGCTGAACACTTACAAGATCATTAGCAATTAGGTTGCCGAATACACGACGAACCAGAGGGAATGCGACAGCCGCAAAGCCCTCGACGTCGCCACCCTTCATGGTGGACGACTCACGGAGTAGCTCACGAGCCTGGTTCTCAAGCAAGCTGGCCATTCCGTTTCGAAGATGATCGTGCTCTAGACCCTCAAGAAGGCCGGTCTTTTCCCACTTGGAAATAAGAGCCGCGCCGTCCTTAGATAGGTCGCGATTAACGATACCTTCGGTTAACTTTTCTACAATAGACATTTTTATATAACCTCCTAGTATGTTTTATTGTTTTAAACCTGCCAAACGTAACATTCGATCCATATTCGGATCAACAGTAGTAGAAGCATTACTGCCTCTGTTTGAACTTAGAAGCATCGAAGTGGTTGGTTTGCTGACGGCTTCGCGAAGTGATTCTGTACGGTGACTCTTACGAGTGCCCACTGCGCTTTGAAGCGACTCAAACAACATTTTCGTCTCTTCTACTGAACTGGCGTTACGAACAGCTTCGACAATATTTTCTTTTTGTCGCTCATTCAAGGAGGCGCTATTCAAAGCCTTATTTTGATATAGAAGTTTGGCGTTTTCTAATATCAAAAGATTTAGTTGGCCCTTCGCTTCTCCAAGCAAGGACCTTAGATCAAGAACCTCAGTGTTGAGGTTGCTGATCTGTGATTCATAAAGTTCTAGATTCTTTTCTAGTCGAGCGGTCACTTCAGGGGATTGCTCCTCTGCTGCTTCCTCTTCGACTTCCGACTCCTCGACGTGCGCCTCTGTATCGGCACTTGCCACGGAGGCCCAGCCGCCTAGGCGGGCCGCCACATCGACGGTAAGTTCTTCAGCGATTGCATCAATAAGTTCATCAGAGATTGCCACGTCTTCTGAGAGCTCACCTCCGAGGTCAGCTTCTGCGCCGGACTCGGGTGGGAGGCCCGTATCGGGTTCTTCGCCGCCAAAGATTTCTTCTGCTGTTTCCTCCGAACTTAGGAGGTCAGCCGGCTCGGCCTCTATGCCAGCCTCTTCTTCCGCATGCAGGCGCGCTTTTAGGTCATCAAAATCAATTTCAATTAACTCATCTTCTCCAGGGCCTTCGAGGGTGTCATTTTCATGAGCCAATGGTACCTCTTCCACAAAAGAGTCATCAAGACCCGTCGCAGTCTCCATACCCGGCAAATCAAGCTCTTGTTCTAGGAGTGTGTCGAGAGCATTTTTAACTTCTCCCGAGTACTTCTCCAATACGGTGTTCTCGGCGTTTTTTAACGCTGCTTCCTTAAGCGCCGAAGCGTCGACAATAGCCTGCTCTAACAATGAAGACATAAAATCACTCCAAACTCTGACATGTAATCAAAATAAATAGTATCTAAGATGAGGAAATGACTAATAGTTGCGTATTGCTGTCCATAATAGTGCTCTTAGCCCCCGCCGCCGCCTTCTTCCTGCTGCTGTCTGTTATCTGTTAAAATAAACCAATACGCACCAGTACTCACCAACGTAACGCTCTGCGCGGAGCCGGTGATCCCGATTTCGTCCTCTGGGCCCGCTTGCTGGCTGGAACCCATAAACTGGCCGCCAGAGCCGGTAATCGTAAGTACCTCATCGCCCTGGTAGGTAGTCAAAATGTGATATGTTCTTCCAGTAACTCCACTAGCAGCTGGGAGAGTTACGGTTGCGGCAATGCCGCCCGTAAGGTCTGCTATGTAGTGAGTTTCATCTAACGTCATACTGCCAGATATAACTGTATAGTTGCCGGCTTGAGAACCACTAACTTGAAAGGTGGAGTTGGGCGTTGCCGTACCGATGCCGACGTAGCCGGAATCTAAAATAGTTAAATCTGTCGAGCCGTCGTCATTCTTAAAAGTGTATCCGGTATAGCCGCCCTGCGTTCCTTGAAAATCTAAATATCCAGTGCTAGTATTTCGTCCAATTTTGTAGTAGTTCGTGGGTCCGTGGCCGAAGCGCAGTTGATCGCCGGAAGCACCCCCGATAATGTCTAGGGTGGTGGCCGGGGTGGCGGTGCCGATGCCGACTCGACCAGAGCCTGTTACAAAGAGAACAGTGCCATTGGCTTTTCCGGTGACCTCAAGCAACTTTTCGCCGGATAGCGATTCAGTTGAAGCTGAAATGTGAAGACGCGATGCGGGGCTAGTCGTGCCGATGCCGACTCTTCCAGAACCGGTTGCAAATAGAAGGGGGAGACTGTTGCCGTGATCAACTCGGAATACCGCCTGGTTGTTCGAAGATGAAACATGAAGTTGAGCACTTGGGTACAGGCTCCCCGCGATGCTAACACCTGAACCCATACCAATAAATCCAGCCGTGGTTGAACCGCCACCATCTGCGACGACCATCCTGTACCCAGCAGTACCAAGGCCGGCATCTTCAAATATTGTGAAGCCATAACCGTCGGACCCAACAGTATATGCGTTAGACTGATTGACCGCGTTGAGTTGAATGCCGGCGCTGTCGCCACCCTCGATATCGAGCATGCGCGTCGGGGCGGCGGTGCCGATGCCGACTCGACCAGAGCCTGTTACAAAGAGAACAGTGCCATTGGCTTTTCCGGTGACCTCAAGCAACTTTTCGCCGGATAGCGATTCAGTTGAAGCTGAAATGTGAAGACGCGATGCGGGGCTAGTCGTGCCCACCCCGACTTGGCCGGAACCGGTTACAAAGAGAACCGTTCCGTTCGCCGCGCCGTCGACCTGCAGAAGCGCTGCGTCACCCGAAGAGGAAACGTGCAAGCTTGCGCTTGGCGCCTGAGTACCAATGCCGACATTTCCGCCGGGTTGATCAAAGTAGTAGCCAATACCCCCCAAGCTGCCAGTAATCTGGAAGTCCGTGTAGCCGTGTTGAAGGCTAATCTGATTATAACCACCGAAAGCCCCGACCGACATGTAGTAATCCGTATCGGTGTCAGTACCGAACCTGATCGACGGGCCATTGGCGGGCAGAAGCTCTATGGTTTTTGAATCTGATTCTACAAGAATACTGGCATCGCCTACCGACCCAGAAACATGTAACCTCTTCGAAGGCGACACCGTGCCAATGCCGACTCTATTTTCGCCGGCGTCGACAAAAAGCATGTTTGGCTCACCGCTAGATTCAACACGGAAATCGAAATCTCCGCCGGCCTCATTGGATGTAAATGCTCCATAATTGGTAATCGTGTTGCTTCCAGAGACTATAAGGCTGCCGGTAACAGTTAGAGAGCCACTCACGCCGGAGCCACTAATGGTCGTTGTACCTTGAGATCCACTAATGATAACAGGCATTATTCTATTTCCTCCATTAACAACTTGAAGCGCTTACCGGTTTTGTTGTTCTTTATAGTTAAGTAGTTTTCTTCCTCAACAACAGTCCAATCGCCGCGGTCATTGGCTAGGTGCAGGTCGCCAGTATAAACGTTTGCCCAGCGCATGCCGGATGAACCAAGATCGTGTGTATTATCTGCTCCGG